TACTCCACCCAAAATTACTTGTAATATCTTTCTTGCCCTGTCCCTGGCTGTTTCTTTAACTGCGGGTTCGGGTAAAGACATCTCCGGGGGAGCGGTTTTCACCTGCTCCCCCGTGTGCTGTTCCGGGACAGCACAAGCTACGGTAGAAAGGATAAGGACCGTAGCGAGAATCCTATGAATTGTTGGCATCTTCCTCGGCTTGTTGTCTGACTTCTTCTTCAAACTGCCAGGCATTCCATTGCACGACACCTGCTTTTTCTTTCACCCATGCAATCATAGCCGCAATGCCTTCAATCGCCCCGGCACGTTCACCCATACGATAGCCTACAAAATAAGCCACGCCAATACAAACCATTGCCAAAATAGTGTGTTCTAAACTAGTCATTCTTGACTCCAGTATTTGTCAACCAGCCAATCGTGGTTGTCTTCAAAGTATTCCATCCAGGTGAGTTCTTCTTCACCATGACGGCGGCGTTCACTAAGGCATTCTTGCCACATTTGACGACAAAAGACAACGAAGTCATCTGTCATAACCTGCGACATTGCTTCTGGTGATGTTAACATTACTCTTTTCCTGCCCTTCTACCGCTTTCGTGCATGTATTCTAAAAGGTCCATAACACCCATTAGGATTAACATGATGGATGCAAACATACTTATAAAGCCTGCGCCGCCATCTGATTTCAAAGTTAAATTCAATCCGAGTATCGAAAAACCCAGAAGAAAAGACATAACTGCATATTTAAGTTGCCATAACATTATTTATCTCCGTTAGTTACCAAGTTATAAATTCCCTCCCAATTTTTTACAATACGAAAATCACCCTTGGCTTTCATATTGTGACCATGCTCCATTAATAAAGCATCGTAACCAATGTGACCACCTAACTGAGCATTCGTAACTTTATCCTCAATCCAGTAACAACCTTGGTATTTCTCTGATAGTTCTATGAGAACCTCATCCTTATCTGCGCCTGTGTCTAAGCAAATAACGTCATCAAACGTGTTCTTACCAAACAACTTACCCAGATTCCGTGTCCGTAGTTTTTGTGCATACGGATCCAATGACAGGCTAGTGACAGCTACAAATTTGTATTTGTGCTTCTCATGTAGCATCTTGATGTAATATTGTGCATCACGCAAGGGCGGCAAAAAGCCTATAGCCGCTGATGCGTTAAACTGCCGAACCAATTGGTCTGTAATTTCCTTAGCCAATCCAAACCGTTTGTCCACACCATATAGGTATTCGTAGCCGTCAACCAAATCATGTCCCATGTGTTGCATCCAGACCAGGAATCCTTCTTCCCAGTCTAGAACAACGCCATCAATGTCTGTTAATATTATTTTATTTTTAAGCAACTTCATAATCCTTGTCCCACTTACCAACACTGATTGAAATGTAGTAGGCGGTATCGAAATAATCAGTCATAATATCTGACCGGTCATACCATGTATCACCTTTTGCAATGCTAGTAACTTTATCAAAGAACTCTGCATTTTTCTCACCATAGAAACGTTTTGTATGGTGATGATTAATGGGAGTATGACCTTCATTCAGGTTCACTTCACGTTCCTCACCATGAATCCGAGTAGTAACTACCTCAAACTCAGGACCTTTCATCAATGCAATATCTACAGAGTGACCCCCTGAAGACTTGCGAACTGAGAACTTGCAATCAGGAAACGTCTGCTTAAGATTCTGACGAATTACCTTAACTTCTTGTGCTCCAATATATGCCATAAAATAGTTCCTTTCATCTAACTATACCTTATTATGCACTCTTTATAGGATAATGTCAAGCACTTTTTTACCTATACTGCGAACCGTGCCTGACACATTCACACCCAATACTTCCAGAGCAACACCTGTCATAATCACCTGACATGCGCCTATGCACTTTCTATCTTTTTCTTTGTGTATGGTATGGATTCCAACTGACTGCGGATTCTCTGTTTTACCTACCGTTTTGTAAGTATATGGCTTGTCATATACTGCGGCTATCATTGGCAATGATAGAATAGTAAGTATTACTGCGGTAATTAGGAGGAACTTAATAAGTCCCGTCATAGGATTCCTCAAGCATTAGATCATTTTGTATTTCTACCCAAAATTTATGTCCGAGAGCAGACGCATAATCTGCCAATGGACCACTGAATTTCACCCGAAGAACCTTGGCAACTTCTTCCCATTCAATATTGTAGTTATCGCAAACTATTTCTTGGATCTCATCCACTAGTTTGGCATGGCTTTTGCTAGACATTTTTAGATACTTTCGATTTAACTTTATATTCGACAACTTTATTGTCAGTCTCACGACCTTCGACAACTTGTTGGGATACGAAATAAAACGCATCGTCCATAACTTGTTCTCGAGAAGAGGCATAAATTACTTTTCCTCCACGGGAACCATCAGAATAATCTACTGTAATATCTGCTTGAAACATTGTCATAACTAACTCCTAACTATCTAACTATACCATATAATGGCATATTTTGGTCCAAATGTCAAGCACTTTTTGCAATATAAATACAGAAAAATGGGACTTATTATGCAAAGATCTGAATACATTGGCAACTTCCTCGAACAAATTGACTGCAATTCTCTGCTCGAAAAAGTAAAGTTAGAGCAGGGTGACAAGCGAAGTATCCTAGGAGTTAAGGAAAATGTTACCTGGGTGTCTCCAGACTATAATGATGCAAAAAGACAGATGTATGAGACATGGGAAAAAGCAGGTTATGCTGAAGATGGTGGTTCAGTAGAATGGATTAACCTATATGGCGGCATTCATTTTGATTATGACATTGTTCTAAAATTTTCTGAGCTAGTAGATGCAACATCACATAGTTGTTGGGTAAGTCAAATGCCTGTAGGTAAATGTGCGCCGTGGCATTGGGATGTTAATAAGGATTATGACAGTATCAAGAATAATCCTAAAATGGTTAGATATTCATTCTTTATTGACAAGCCTGAACCAGGCAAGGTGTTCGTTATAAATGATGAAGCACATCACATGAGAGAACAGGGTTCTGTTTACAAATGGAAAAAGTGGGATGATTGGCACTTAGGATTTAACTGCGGGCTATCTGAAAAGTTTTTGTTCCATTTCATAGGTTATTCCAACACATAAATATAGAAAATAATGAGGTAGATTATGGCTAAAGGCAAACGTTCATCGGGTAATTCCTATACATCAAAGGGCGAACGTAGAAATGTTCGCAAAGACATCTGTAAAGCGATGCGTAGGGAGAGATCCATTCTCCAAACAGCTTTAGATAAACAAGAAGCAAAACGCAAGGGCAAAAATGTAAAAGAAGGCGGCAAACATTATGACCGCTGGGTTCCTTGGCATGTAGGTGTTGCAGAATATCGTAACAAGTTTATTAATGGCACGAGCGAATAAATTTTTTCTTTTTAAAACACCTAAAGAGTTCTGGATTGTAGATGAGAATACATTGCAGGATGTGCCTAAGCCACGGGAGATGCTTATCCAAAAGACTCAGGTAGAGTTAATACGAGATTATGTTGTAACACAAAACAAACAGAATCTACCTATTGTGGATCGTTGCCGTGACCGCACTGCATGGCATACGCCTGAAGGTCGAGAACGTATCCGACAAGCAAAACTAGGTGACAACCACCCTGCTGTAAAAAATGGACGCTCTCAGGACTTCCGTGATAAGGTGTCTAAAACAATGACAGGCACTAGGCGAGGTGAGTTCAACCCAATGTATGGACGCAAACACAGAGCAGAGTCAATACAAAAGATTAAGGAGTCTGCTCTCAATCGACCTACAAGGCGCTGGTGTGTGGAGCCCAACGGCACAAAACATCTAGTCCCTACAACTGACGCACTGCCTGAGGGCTGGCAATGGGGTCGTAACTACGATCCATATCGCCCTAACTAGGCTGTTTTCTTTTTGCGTGGTTTGCGTGTTTTCTTTTCAGGAAGTTTATTGTATTCTGTAATGCCGAGATCCTTTAGAAGTTTCTCAAGTTTAGGATACATTTCAAGTAACACACCATCTTTAACTGCGGTGAGAATTTTAGCCTCTGAAGGGTGTAGTCCTTCTAGGATCTGCATCCAATTCATTTCCTGTTTCCATGGCGGCAAATTGCGTAGGTTACTATTAGGATCCAGGAAAGTATTGATACGGCGCCATTCTATTTGAATTGTTGTTTCACCCATACCTTCAGGTAAATCATCTTGCAATTTGGCTGTTTCAGGCATACCCTCAGGAAGACCCCAATTAGGCTTTTCAGCACCAACACCAATACGCACCAAAGGAACAACTGTTTGATTTGTTGATGCCCATTCTTTTAAACGTGTAATTTGCTCGTCTTTTTTAGTTGCTTCAAATACCCAGTCAAGAGCATCATTAAATTGTCTAAATTTTCTAGCCATTATAGTTTCTCACTGACAAAAGAATCCGAGTATCCATTAACGGAACCAGGAAAATATTTGCGGGTATATGTTTTTTTGTGAAGATGTTTACCTACCCATTCATAAACAGAATATTCTTCACGGGAATATTTATCGGCTTTTTCTTGTGTAAATTCACCGAACACACCATTAGTATCTGACATTAAAAATCCTCCAATACATCCATCATGTTTTTCAAACGATACTTTATAAAGTAATTTAGAAGTTGGCTTCTATCTTTATTTAGTTGTTTCTCATATGACTCTATGACACCTTCTTTAATTTCGGTTGGAGTCATTGACAGGTCAACCAATTGTTTGTTACGATTGTAACGTGCTGCCATATCACTTGACACCCATTCCTCAGGCTTCTGTAACTTCCATTCAGCCAATACAGTCTTACGAATAGGACGTTGACGCTTGCCTTCTACAAATGTGTCACCTGGACTAAGAATATTAGGAACACCATCACCCTTATCACCTGAGATAATATGCTCCATGAGGACTGCATGTGCAGGTTCAGTAATCTTAACAAACGCCTTCTTAATAGGCGACCACTGTTTTACGTTCTCCCACTTTTGTAACTGTTGGAAGTCATGGTCACCAGAGATAATTAGAAAAGGTTCTGCCTCGTCAAATAGTTTACCTGGCGTTGTCTGTGTCTGACTGTATTCTGCAAGTGTGCCAATAATATCGTCAGCCTCCGCACCGTCAACATCAATAAAAGGATAAGGAAAATACTCATCCAACTCATTGCGTATCATATGTAGAGCATCGAAAATAGAAGACCAATCATAACCACTGGACTCTCGTGTTTTCTTGCGTGAGGCTTTGTAGTGAGGAAACACATCACGCCGCCAATAATGTCGGTTGTCACATGCAATAACAATCTCACCATATTCTTCATGGAACCTGTTACGATAGCCTCGTATAGCATTGATAATCATATGCCGCAATAAAGGCACATTCACTTCTATATCTGTGCGACCACGAAGCTCTGCCATCAGATTACTAATGGCTGTCTGATTAAAATCAACTACAATCATGCCTCTTCCTCCTCGGGTTCAAAGCCCCAACGATATCCGAGATCCTCATAGTAAACACCCTGTGTTCTTTTAGGATTGCCGTCTTTATCATACGCCATTGCCATGCAACGCCATTTTGTTTTAGTCTGTTGTTCTTCACCCCAAAAGTCGTCACACCAATCACCGTCTCGTAAATACTTTTCCATATTACGGATATAGCCTTCGAGGCTTTTAACTTTAGCCTCAGAGCCTTTTACTCCTGCTCGTAAACTAGAACGTTCTTCCTTGAGAAGCTCTCGGTTGTGTTTAATCCACTTACGAACCTTTGCAAGTGACAAATGACCATCATCAGGTATAGCAACTACATCTGGATGGACATTCTTATATGTAGGGGGATTTGCGGCGGCACGTTTTGCTCTAGCCTTAGCCAGACGTTCTACTGCCGCCGCTTTTTGTTCCGGCGACATAGGTTTGCGCCGTTTGCGGATTTTCTTCCGCTCAAATTTTTCTGGTTGTCGTGCCATAAAGGACTCCTTCTATAATACTGTATATATTATAGGAGTTTGTCCGTAAAGTCAAGCCGTTACTTTTGTGATTCGGTCCGCCACAATGGTCCGCCAGCCCTGTTTGTCAACATCAAACACAACTAGGTTCTTATCTGTAGCACGAGATTTACCTGTTGTTACCGGAACAACATTCTCCTGCAACGTGCAATTCATCACACGTTCGGTACCATCAAGTTTGTTAAATGTAATTTCAACAACCTGAGTTTTTAAAGTTTCAACAATATCTTGCATATTATACTCCATTATCCAATACTCCTAAGAGCTCCATTAAAAAGTCTTACAAAATTATCCACACACTTACTTGGGTAAAGTTTATTGAATTGTTTTGCATTATCATAATTATGTTCCAAAACATCTCTCATTGATTCATACCAAACCAATTTATTATCAATCCTACCTATATTTTTCAATAATGTAACGACTTCATTCATTCTATCTTCAAAAGAAGATTGCTTATCATAACATTCATCGAAGTATTTGTCAAACGTCTTGAAGCCAAAATCACGAAATAAATCAAGATGATTTTGCGGACCCAACATTATCATAGGTAAACTGTTATTTACTGCCTGATACCATTTTTCAGATAACCATGGAAAAGGACTAGTAACATGAGATTCACTGATACAGGCTACCCAGGAATTTTTTGCATAGTCTGTATGTATCCATATCTTTTTAAAATCTCTGTTTTCTACTATAGAATACAAACGTTCAGATTCACCAGGCAGTGGCACCATTATACCTTTATGTAAGTAGGAACAATTATTATTTTCCCACAACCCTGCTTTGTTTAGGGTATCATATATTGTGTCTCTATGTGGACGAAAAGTTCTCTGTAGTAACATAAAATCTTTAGCACCATGCTGTTTCTTATATTGTATTTGCTCCTCATAGGAAACAAACCATTCTTTTACACTCCCATCATATACAGGACATTCCACAGGGAAATTTATATTGTTTTGAAAATCCTCACCTTCGTGATTAAGAAATGTAGGAGAATTCCACATATATCCATGACTAAAAAGATGGGATAAATTCTGGTAGGATATTTCTGGGTAATGTTCATGGATAATTTTTATATTTGCGTCCGTTAGATTTGGATTGGCTACTAGCATAATTAACAAGTTGCAATCAATGTTCCATTTATTACACAACTCTTTAATCATTGCAATCTGTTCTTGGCTACCATAAGGCTCATAGATAAATTCTATATACAAAACTGCCTGTTTGTTCTGTAACATTTCTATCTGTTCTTTAGGAAAAACTGCAAAAATATCCTGTCCCTCGAATACTGAGGGTGAAATACCTACATGTAAGATAGTTTTTTCAGTGTGCAATTCATATTTAAATTGTTGAATTACTCTAGGTGCAACACAAGGTTTAAGAAGCCCTCCAGCCGCAACGGTAATGTCATAAGGATATTTTTCTACGAACATTTACTTTTTACGCTTTTTATCAATTAACCATTCTAAATTTGTAATGCGTTTTCTTTCAGCAGGATTTAGTGTGTCACCATCACTAATCTTTGCAAGCA